ACGACCTCGGACTTGATTTCGTCGGTGATTCTCAACTCGACATTACGCCGTTCCAGCGGCAGATGTTTGAAGCAGAGAAAGCCCGGCAAGCAGAGGAAAAAGAAGAACGAATGAACCAAGCCCAATCGGGTGGCGGAGGTCGGACTCCTAACTCGATGAACAGTCAGTCTCCCCCCGGCGGCTCATCGCACGGACACTCGGAGACTGTTCGATACCTGAATGAGAGCGATGGTGGAGATGAAGACAGTCTGGAAGTGATTAACTAATGGCAGTTGAAATTAACATTGACCTCGACTCCACGAAAGCACACGGTAAAATCGAGGCTTTGGAGACTCGACTCAAGGCTGTCAAGGACAATGTTGACCTTGATTTCGATATAGACGGCGACCTCAAAGACAGTATCCAGAAACTCACGGATGAGTTGAAGGATATTGATGTTGACGTTGACTATAGCGACCTTGAACGTGCGGCGGCGCTCAAGTCTATGCTTCAAGGTGACATTGACACAGACTTGAATCTCAAATCGGATGATGCTCTCGCTGAAATACGCGATGGTCTTGACCCTCCTGACGGTGTTGACCACGATGAGCAGGCGAGTAAATTCGGCTCTCAAGGCGACCGTGGTTTCGATATGGAACGGTTCATCTCCGAGATGAGCCGGTATGCAGGAGAATACAACCAAACAAAAGACGGTGCGGGTTTTCCTGATTCCTTTTTCAGAGACTTTCTTGACAACGAAAACGAACGATTGGAAGTCCAATTTGAAGGCTTAGAAAATCAACTCGGGGCGGGTGGAAATATCGCTCAACGTCTGCAATCTTCTGCTGAAGATAGTGGATATATGGAACTCGGAAATCCCGAGAATCCACGAGATTACGACCGTCCTTCCATTCTCAAATCACAAGACAGGATTAGAAGTCGATTGCGTAGTCGTAGTAATTTCGACTTCTCACCTGACTTTGATGCTGGAAAAATCGGTGGGCTGAGTCTTCCAAAGGACATTCCGATGGATTACGACGGGTCGATTTTCAAAGGAATGAAAAAGAAAGTTCGTTCTCTCATCCCCTCGATGAGTACGTTCTACACGCTGTTCGCGGCGGTTCTCCCACTAATGATTTCGATGGGCGCTCAACTCGCAGGAGTGGCGGCCTCGATGGGTGCTGTCGCGGTCGCGGGCGGCTCCATCCTCGCACTTGGCCTCGTTGGTCACGGTGAGGATATGGCGTCCTCGTGGCGTGAAGCACAGGAACAACTCTCGACTCTCAAGAAAGAGATGTTCGAGGTTTTCCAGCCGACGATGCAAACCTTCGCTCCAATCCAAGAGCGGTTTTTCCAGATGGCCCCGGAGGAACTAAACAAGGTTGCGAAGTCGATGGAGGGCCTGACGGTGTATTCCGATACGCTGTTCGCATCCTTCGCTGGTCTGACTGACTTCATCTCGCGGTTCTTTGACGTGATGGTTGCCAACGAGGGAATCATCAGTCAACTTACGATGAGGTTCGGGGAGATTATCGGTAGCAGTCTTCTGGACTTCTTCGGCTGGCTCGTTCAAGAGGCGTACTCTGCTCAGGGTATGCTAATTACTCTCGGTGAGGCGTTCTACAACGTCCTCCGAGGTGCGTACCAGTTCTCCAAGATTATCGCGCGAATTGTGGTTGCATTTGCACCACTCGCGGGCGTTTTCGCGTGGCTTGGAAATGTGTTGAATAACAAACTGATTGTCGGCGTGCTAACGTTTGCCGCCACGCTCGGTTTGATTATTTACACAGTAATGACGCTTACTGGTGTGATGGCCGGCCTCATCGGTCTGTGGTCGGGTGGCCTCATCGCCACAATCCTCTCGTCGGTCGCGGCTCTGGAAGTGTGGATTTTCCAAAGTCTCGCGGCTCAGATGGCGAACTACGGACTTGCTTCGAGTATCGCCGCTGTCGTGTCTTGGGCTACTCTCGGCGTCGGTGCGCTCGTTGCGATGGGCGCGGCGGCAAGCGCGATTGGTAGCATTAACTCTCAGATGGAAATGACCACGAGTGGAATCGGAGGTAGCGGTATGCCTACCGGCTCTGGTGGTTTCGGTTCTGGTGGTGCTGGAAGTGGCACTACTCAGAATGTGACCAATGAGGGAGACACTTACAATCTGAATATCAACGGAAACGTTGATAATCCGACCGAACAGGGACTCCGAGACATTGTTCAAGGAGAAATGTCAGTGGAAGAATCGACGGAGCCGCCTTCAATAGGTGGATAAATAATGGTACAAGAAAATCCTAACTCAGTTCAACCAAGTGGGGTAATTCCCAACAATCCGAACCCGGACTCTGGAAAGGGGATTCCATTTTCCCTTGCGGTTGACGAGCCGGGAACTGCATCTGTCTCTGTTGACGATGGAAGGAACGACCTACACGAGTTCAATCCGGTCTATTACCCCGACCGTTACAACGACACTCTACAGAAAGAGGTTGAACGGACGGCTCGGCAATGTGGTGGCGAGGACGTTTCGATTGAAAAGACGAAGAATCCCGAATTTCACGCTACGGGAATCGTTCTCGATGGAAATGTGAGCGACTTTCGGGCTATTCGTAACCACAAAGGCCCGGTGAACCTCATCACACCTCTTACAGACAATGAGGGTGGGATGGAAGTCGTTGTCACCAAAGCACAAATCGGTGAACTTGTCGGTTGGGACGGCGTTTACAAACAATGGCAGTTCAATTATACTCTTGATATGGTAGCAACTGGTTCTGACACAGAGGAATCCGGTCGGAATCAGGTTGTGTCTGAAGTTCTTGAGCAATATCAAGAGTCATAAGTCCTGTTAGAAACCCGGCCTCATCGCATTTCAACTCTTAGAACTAACCACGTTCTGCTCACTCTATTCGCAACTGCTCTCACTCTATATACTACGTATATACACTTAATACTGCCGATATAAGTCTATGACCTGTAAAAACACTAACAACATTTCAATTCGCTTTCCTCGAATTGAGTTGGAACTTCGCCCATACTCAGTTGACTTTCGAGTTGAACGAAAGCGGCTCGACTTCCTCGATGCAAAGTTCTCCAGCGAAATTGGAGAATACCTCAAACCCTACACACAAAACGAAGGTGCGGCGCTTCGGGAACCTCAGCGTGCAGAAGTGGTGATGGATGGAGAGGTTTCACACTCCCTCTATTTCCGACCAGATTACGTCACGTATGGAGAGACGAACTGTTGGATTGAACTTCACGACCTGCAAAAGCACTTGCGGCATACTGTTGTCGATAGCAAGGTTGGGTTTATGACCGCCAAAGGCCACTACGAGCGCCTATTCGAGTTGGCAAATGAAGATGATATTCTCAACGGAATAGAATTTCACATCCCATCTACGCTACGTTCAAACGTTCCAGAGAGACTACCGAGAGGCCCCGGTGGGCTTGTTCTTGCCCCAACTATGGTTGACCCCGAGTTGAGTCTGACATTGGCGAACAAGTTTAGTTCGCTTTGGAAGGATTACGACGACGAAGCGATGTTCGAGATGGATGATAGTCAAAACGTGTTGGATTCTAAATACGATTTTGACTTGAAGAAGAAGAATACTCTCGAAGCAATCTACACGCTCAACGACGAACTTGGCCTACAGTCGTGGGTAAACGATGAGGGCGTGTTGATGGTCGGCTTTGACTTTATGGACGCGGCTCATCACGTTGCCAGCGCGAACGACTCGCGTGTGTGGCGATACCACAATGCGGATATTACGCCACCGGGCACGCCGATTAAGATGGCTATTGTGAACGGTGGGATGATTGACGCTCCGAACAGTACAACGGAAGAAAATAACGTTGATAGTGTTATTGATTTCATAAATCCCACCACCTCTCACCAGAAAGACCTCATCGCTCAGGGTGTGGCTCAGCGTCTTGATGTACTTGATGGAAAGATTGTCTCAATTGACCAGCCGAATCTCTCTCGTGATGCTTTGGAGATTCGCGCTCATCAGGTTCTCGCAAACGAGATTACGAATAACAATTCTGGTTCCGTCGAGATTAATCCTGATACCTCGGGGACGGAGATTACAGATTGGCGTAATGTCAATCCCGGTGATTTCCTCCAACTAATTCCCGCAGAGGGAGAGGACTGTAAAGATATAGAACGAGACGTGGTGTTGATTTCCGGTGTCGAACACAAGGTGGACGGCGGCTCGTGGGATATTAACCTAAATATACAGAAGTGGGCTGAGCCAAAACCCAAAACCACTCTCCGCTACTTCAGTCCAGACTCTAACAAATACTACGCATCGAAGGAAGACAACTCGGTTGGGAAACAAACCTACGGTGAGGGTGATGAGTAACACGTCTGTTTGTCGGATTGAAGCAGTAACGGTTCGTGAAGACGCGATTCTTATTGACGCTCAACACTTGTCTCGTCCGTCAGTCAACTACCGAAACACGCCCGTCCTCGCAGATTTCTCGGCAATGATGGCTGTTCCGAAGGTCGGACAGCGGGTTGTAGTTACAAGAACAGAGGATGGGTTCGAGTACGTCGAAGGCGTGCTTTCAGGGCCGGATAGTCCGGCTCCAAAACTTGAAGAAAACGAACTGGCGTTTCAGTTCGACCCGACGACGAGTTTCACCGTTCAAAAGAACGACTCGGGTGGATACGACATTTCACTCGAAGCATCGGGTGATGTGAGCGTGAAGGCAGATGGTGACATTTTCGTTGGAGAAAACGGCGAGAAGGTAGCCAAGCAAAATCACACTCACGACCATTCTTGGACAGACTCGGGTGGTTCGGGAACGACGACCACTCCGAACGAAAGCGGTACAAACACGAAAATTGAATGACTGATTTAGCACTCGACTCTACGTTCGATATTTTTCTGGACGACCGAAACGAGGTGGCGACGGTCGAAGGTGTTGAAGCCTTCGAGCAGTCTGTTGCTGTCCAACTCACCGAGTTTATGTATAACATCCCCGGTGACGGTGATTTTCAGACACTCAAAGAGAAGATTCGGCTACAGGTGAGTCGGGTTGCGAGAAATCACGATATGCTTGATAACATCGAGAAGGTCGTGGTTCGTCGTCACCCGGACAAAGCGGGAACCGTGGCTGTTGAACTTATCTATACGTCTAACGACAATTTCGATTTTAATCTCAATCTATGACTATTCAATCAGACGGCACGTTTAACGCCGATACGAAGGAGCAGGTTCTCGACGCGATGATTGCCGACGCGAAGGAGTATTGGGGTGAAGACCTCAAAGACCGTGAGGAAGCGATTATCCGCACGTTCTACGAGCCTATTGCGGAACGCTTCGCAGTCTCTCAGCGAGACATAGCAAGCGTTCTCGCGTCGGCTCAGATTGATAATGCTCAGGGAGCAGGACTCGACCTACTCACCGCACTCATCGGAATCCGTCGCTATGAATCTATGGCGGCTACGGGTACGGTGACGTTCAAGCACAAGGAAGACGGAACGACGGCCCCACGAGACTACACAATCTCGTCGGGGACACTCGTACAGACACAGAGCGATGACCCTGTGCGCTTCGAGACGACAGAGACAGCGATTCTTCAAGAAGGGGAGTCCACGGTCGATGTTCCGATTCAAGCCCAAGAACCGGGGACACGGGCCAACGTCGGCGCGAATACAATCGTTGTGATGCCGAATCCTCCGATTGGCGTTCGGGCTGTTACCAACGCTGGCGCAACTAATGCCGGACGCGATGAGGAGGGGGATGAGTCCCTGCGAGAGCGAGCCAAGGAGAGCCTTGGTACAGGTTCGCGTGCATCGGCTCCCGCGCTCATCAACACCGCACGCGCCCTCGAAGGCGTGAAAGGTGTGAGCATTTTCCTCAACGACTCATCGGACGACAACACGGGTAGTGGCGGTCTTCCCGACCACTCATTTGAACTGGTCGTCCAAGGCGGAAACTCGCAGGACATTGGCGAGATGATTATGAACACCAAGGCGGCGGGCGATAACGCCTACTCTGGTGTGAACGGAAACTCCGAGACTGTCAACGCCCCGCTTCCAAACGGGCAGGAACATCCAGTTGAGTTTTCGACTCCGAACGAGGTGAAAATCTACGTTGACGCTGACCTCAAGACGAATGATGAGTATGTTGGCGATGACGAAGTTCGTAATTCTCTCGTTCGATATATCGGCGGCGTCCTCGCGTCGGCTAACGAGGAATCCGGTGACCTCCTTGTGGGAGATGATGTTCTCTACGGTCGAATTGAGTACGCAGTTCGTGACGTGACCGGCGTGTACGATATAGAATCGCTGGAAATCGGAACGGGTGCAGACCCAACCGGAACGAGTGACATTACGATTAACAACTCGCAAATTTCTACAGCAGACGGCACGGATAGTTCTATCAATATTTCTACAAGCGAAGTTAACTTCTAATGACTGAATTTACCGGAGACGGCCTATACGTCTCTCCCCAAGACCTGAGTGCGATTACTCCTGATGGGAGTGACAATGACCGTATGTTCCATCACGACGGTTCAAGTTCTATCTCGACAGTTGGTGGTGGGTCTGACTCCGAACGTGGCTACTACGTGTGGGATGCCGACGCTGGTGCGTGGTATCCGCTATTCCGAAACGCCGACAAGATTGACGGCAAGGACGCAGGAGACTTTCTCCAGCGAGACGGCTCGATTCCGATGCTCGCCTCGCTCGACCTTGACAATTACAACCTCATCAACGCTGGTGAGGTGAAGGGTGGTTCGGGTGGCCTTCACCTGAATACGAATCACGTTGAGGTTCACTCGCACGGTGCTGGTAAGAATATCCGTCTCGTGGATAACGACGGCCTGCTCATCGCACACGCAATCGAGGGTGGAGATTTCAATATTCCCAACGGCAGTCTCTACGAGCAGGGAAACAGGGTTGCCACCCGCTCGTGGACGAACGCGAAAGCTGACGTTCCGAACGCTGACTACGCGAATAACGCAAACCAACTTGACGGATACGATGAGGGGGCGTTTCTCCACGTCTCCGGCGACCAGATGGAAGGAGTGTTTTCACTCGGAGCCAACGACATTGAAGATGGAAACACGACCGTATGGGACGCGAGTGCTAACGAGGTTCCGCAGTCCTCTCTCGGTGGCCCGGCAGATTCCCTGAGCGCGTATCCGCTCGCGGCTGGCGACCTCGCTGAGGATTACGTTGAGACTTCTCGACTCCCGCTCATCGCGTCCGACCTCGCGGAAGACTACGTGCTGACCTCTCGCCTGCCTCTCCCGGCTGGCGACTTGGCCGAGGACTACGCGGTTACGTCGCGTTTCCCTATCCCCAATAGCGACGTGGCGAACTCCTCGGTTACGGTCACGGCTGGTAATCAACTGACGGGTGGGGGTTCTGTATCCCTCGGCGGTACGATTACCGTTGACGTTGACGAGGGCGCTGGCTCTGGTCTTGATGCTGACCTGCTTGATGGGAACCAGAAGTCCGACCTCGACTCGCAGTACGTTGACGCAAGCGGCGACACGATGAGCGGGGAGTTGGAAGCCAACGCCGGAGTTTCTGTTGGTAGTTCCCACACGACCGCTGACCTCGTGGATATTCACGACCCGAACGCAAGTCAGGTCGGTGTCCGAATCCGCGACCCGACAGCCCCGACGTATGGCTGGCGGTGGTACTTCAACAACAACACGTCCGATATGCGGATTGCGACAGTCTCCGATGGAGTTGAACACATCGGGATTGCGATGAACCGCGATAACGGCAACGTCAACATCGAGAGTCAGATTTCCGAGCAGGGCAACCGGCTGGCTTCTCGAACGTGGACTAACGCCAACGCCGACGTTCCAAACGCGGATTACGCGGATAACGCGGGCGACTCCGACCTCCTCGATGGAGAACACGCGAGCGCCTTCGCGGATGCAGGACACCTTCACGATGGTCGTTATATCCTCGAAGGTGGCGACACGATGAGTGGCGTTCTCACACTCTCGGATGGGTCGCAAGCGGCTTCGCGCTCGTGGGTGAACGGGAACGCCGATGTTCCTACTGCTGACCACGCTGACCAAGCGGCAGACGCTAATCTACTGGACGGCCTCAACTCATCGCAGTTCTTGCGTAGTGACAGCGCGGATACCCTGAACAGTACACTCTCTGTGAGCGGTGAAACAAAGGTACAGTTCGGCGGCAGTAACTACTTCGCACGGTATGACTCGGGACGAGACACACTCGTTCTTGGAAGCGCCGAAAGCGGAGAAGTCGCTGAGATTGACTCGAACGGAAATCTCACAATTGAAGGTTCGCTGACCGAAGGCGCAACGATTGGAGCATAATATTATATGGCAGACCTAATTGGCGGCACGAACATTAGCGGTCTTCTCACCGTTGACTCGAATATCGAGACGGACGAGGGTGATGTAATCCTCGATTCCTCGAATAACAAGATAGACCTCGGTGTTCTCCCCACGGGTTCTGGTAACGGACTCAATGCCGACCTCCTCGATGGGAAGCACGCTGGTGCGTTCGCGCTTGATGGACACAACCACGATGGTGTGTATATTCTCGAAAGTGGCGACTCGATGAGTGGGGTGTTGACTCTTTCTGACGGCTCAACCGCCGCTTCACGCTCGTGGGTTAACTCTAACGCCGACGTTCCCGATGCTGACTACGCTGATTCTGCTGGAGATTCGGATACACTCGATGGTGAACACGCGAGCGCGTTCGCTAATTCCGGCCACACGCACGACAGTCGCTACTACACGGAGAGCGAGAGCGATTCCAACTTCGCGGCGAGTGGACACCTTCACGATGGGAGGTATATTCAAGATACAGGCGAGGTGACAAACACACTCGCGGCGAACCACGGTATTCTCGTTACTCGTGGGAGTAACGGACTCACCGCGAATAACAGCATTGAGAGTGCTTCCGGTGACGATTGGATTGGCGTTGACTCTACTTCCGGTGCGAACGGCGGCGTTCTTCTCGGCTACTACAACGCACCAGAAGTTCGCGTGGGGAACGGCAATCTTAGTGATTTCAACTGGAACGGTGACACCGTGGCGACTCGTCCGTGGGTGAATAACAACGCCGACGTTCCTCAAGCCGATAATGCGGATACTGTTGGTGGAGAATCACCGAGTGCGTTCGCTAATTCCGGTCACACTCACGATTCTCGATATATCCTCGAAAGTGGGGATGCGATGAGCGGGGGATTGACCCTCTCTGATGGTAGTCCAGCGGCATCTGAGCAGTATGTGAGTAATAATGCCGGTGGGATTGACGGAACTGAACCTATCCCCCACCCAAGATTCTCTACTACAGGCGATGTTCCAGCACTCGATGTTGCTGATGTTGTGTATGTAGATGGAGAAGACGGACTGTACGTTGAGTCTGACTATGGCGGCTCTCCAGATACGGGAGAAACACCACTTCAGACTCACATTAATAATACAAATCCAGACGGTTACAAAATTGTCAAGAATGGAACCGATGGAACTGGCGTGATTAACTTCAAAACATAATGGTATCTATTGACGGCACTTCTATTTCTGGTGCTACTATTGACGGGAGTGAGGTACAGGAGATTACGATTGACGGATATGTAGCATGGACTTCTTGGAGCGCGACTCAGGCGAGTGGTGGTTCTACGTACACAGTCACGCAAGACGGTACTAAATATCAAGTCCACGCTTTCACTAATACTGGTAGTTCTACGTTCTCTGTTAGTGACACCGGAACTGAAGGGGCTGTTGACGTTCTTGTTGTTGGGGGTGGCGGTGGTGGTGGTGGTTCTCCACACGGCGCTGGTGGTGGTGCTGGTGGACTTATTCACAAACCCAATTTCAACCTGTCTGGTGATATTAACTTGTACGTCGGTAGCGGTGGAGGTGGATTTCAGGGTGAAAATTCATCTCCTTGGCCTTCATCTGGAACTAATCACGGAACAAATGGAGAAGATTCCACATTTGGTAATCTAACTGCAATTGGTGGTGGTGGTGGTGGTGGTTACTCTGGTGGTGGAAGTGGCGACACCGAGGGCCGTGATGGGGGTAGCGGTGGTGGTGGTACTGACCAATCTTCTGGAGGTTCTGGACTTCAACCCACTTCAACTGACGGTGGATACGGTAAAGATGGAGTTCAAGCCCGAGTCAATGAGTATTCAGCAGGTGGTGGTGGTGCAACAGAAGTTGGAAGTGCAGATGGAGATGGTCACGGGGGAGATGGATATGACGCAAGCACCTCATTCGGAACAAACTATGGAGAAACCGGATGGTTTGCTGGCGGTGGAGGTGGGGCACGTTACAGCGGCTCAGACCACCCCCCGGGTGGTAATGGTGGTGGTGGAAACGGTGGCGCGCAAAATGATAGTACACCCAACCCGGGAGATGGTCTTGTAAATACTGGTGGTGGCGGTGGTGGTGCAGAGCGAAGTGGAGATGCTAAAGGTGGAGACGGCGGCTCCGGCATAGTCCTCGTTCGCTACCCGCTCGAAGACCCGAATGTATAGAGTTAATTCGCCATCTTTAAGTCATTGCGCGTTGTATATAGAGTGAGGGAAACCCTGAGAAATATCTAAAATGAGTCAAGCAACTGTATCTGATTTTGTTGAGTTTGAGTGTTCTAACGGTGGAACAATCAAGATAATCGGTGACGACGGAGAAACCGACCTCGCTCGATTTGGTAGCGACGGGGAGTTTGCCTATTACGACGACCTGCATATTGACGCACACAACGATATGACGGTTGACGTGGATGGTGACTATCACGTCGGCGGTTCTGTGCAACACGTTACGGGCGACCCCGTGATGAGGTTCAATTTGATTAGCAATGAGCCGGAGGGGAAAGCTGATTTCAAAATCACGGGACTCCAACCAGATGCTTGGTATCGACTACACTTCTCTGGCGTCCTCGCAAAGTGCAACGGTGGACGGGCGCACGGGAAGACAAACGACTTCGGACGGCTCGATTTTACAGGTGTGATTATTCCAAATGACTGAAGGAGAGGTACTGGTATCTGGTGGCGAAGCGAGTGAGAATGGTGAATTTATCTTCCGACGCCTTCCACCGTGGATGCCGAGGACTGAAAGTGACGGTAATTTCAAACTTCTCGATGTGGTCGGGCGTGGGTTCGACCGGCTTGATGGAGAGATTCAGGAGGCTGACCAAGCAACGAACGTTCAAACAGCACAGAACAAGGCTACAATCCGCGAGATTGCTCGGCTTGTTGATGAACTGCCGAAGCAGGGCGAAACGCTGGAGGAATATCGTCTCCGTGTCATCGCTTCTTTCCAGAAGGTCACATCAGAAGGCACGCTACGTGACATTTTCGGAAATATTGCTACACTTCTCGATATAGAACTTGAGAAGATTTCGTATGAAGACCTCGATGCTAACGGAGAGATTCTGCTCGGTGTTCCGGGTAACGCGATTGACTCGGTTGCTCTCACGCAACCACAATTCGCGGAAGTTCTCAAAGACCAGTCAGCGGCAGGCTATCGAATTGACGTGAAAAGCCGGGGGACATTCACGTATATCACTCCCTCTGCCCACACGAACAAAAATCACGACGCGACGAAAGGCTACGACGGCCTCGACTCGAATGGCGACCCGAAAGACAACGGCGGCACTTACGCTGGCGTTTTGAGTTAATAATCTATGGCAGACTACACATCTAATTTGAAGACGTGGGGAGCAACGGGTGCGGAATATCCTGATGGCTACTCGTATCTCGAAGGCGAACAACCCGTTGACGATTGGGATAACTTCATTCGCTACAACGCGATTGAAGACCTTGACCACCTCATCAACGTAACGAACAGGAGAATTGAAAGTAATAGTGGGACGGCTCATCCGAGTAATCCCGAGAGTGGGCATTTGTCGTATCTTTCCGATGAGGAGCGGCTGTATCACCGAGACACAACCCTCGGTTCTTGGGTCGGGCTTGTCCGGCTCGACGGAGATACGATGGAAGGTTCGCTCGATATGGGCGGCTTTTCGATTGAGAATATCGGCGGGTTCAATCTTGATGCAGATGGAGACCTTTCAGGAAACGACCTGAATGACTCGTCGGCTGGTACGACACTCTACGATGCGAGTGCGGGGAAAATCCCACTTGGTGCAATTGCAGAAAATCAAGTGACAGTTAATGCTGGCTCTCATCTTTCCGGTGGAGGTACAATCTCTCTCGGCGGGAGTGTGGATGTGAGTGTTGACGACGACTTCCTACTCAACGACGGGGATGAAATAAGCGGGGAGCTGGAAGGACAGCGCCCCGCCTCATCGCGCATCTTCACGGCGACCGACAGCGATACCGGAGACAAACTATCGCTACGTGTGAGCGGCAATGATTCGTTCCAACTTGTCGGCTACGATTCGAGTGATGGGACTTGGGACTACAACAGCGCACTTTCTTACGACCCCGGAACTTCTCGGTGGGGTTTCGGTAGTCTTCCGAATGTCAATGGAAATAATATGGCGACCCAAACGTGGGTCAATTCCAGTGCTGATGTTCCAAATGCAGACCAAGCAGATAATGCGGATACGGTAGGTGGCCTCGGCCCCGGTGAGGTCAACCACTTTGCATCGAGTGATGAAATTTCGGTTGGCGCTGGCCGATTTGCGGTTGCAGATGATACCGGCGCACTATACTTTGAGGACGGTAACTAATGGTTCTACAGAAAATTCCAACATTTCAGGAAGTGAAGGATTGGGTAAACAACAACGCGGATGTTCCGAGTGCTAACTATGCTAATTCGGCGGGTGATACTGACACACTCGATGGGTACGATACTCCACTTCCGTCTGATGCTCTTTCAATCACCAAATATACAGACGCAGAAGCAAGTTCCGCCGCGCCTGTTCAAGATGTGAATGGAAAGACAGGAAGTGTGAATTTGAATGTTGACCACCCTAACTCTACACAACAAGCATCTGCCTCAGAGTATTGGATGGATGTGAATGGAGAAATTGACTTGAATCTGACAAGAGGGCCAGATTCAGGAAGTATGAGCAATAACTTCAGTTTCCCATACGCAATCAGGGGAATTAAATATGATTTGGCTGTCGGTGGTGGGGAAGATGGACGAGCAATTGATGTAACATTGGAGACAATTGAAGTCAAAAAGCCAGATGGCTCTACTCAAAACGTACTTAATAATCCGATTTCGGTTTACGACGCATACGACCCACAGACTGACTATTACTACAACCAAACACAGTATTTCTCCGCAGACCTAATTACAGGAATTAAAATGTATGCAGAAACCACAGGAAATAATGATGGACGTTACACAGGAGCGGAAATGACAAATATTCAGGTTCTTGTATGCCCTCTTCCGCCACACAGTCACTCAATCTAATCTACTTTGCTAAACAAATATCTAAATGCTGACGACGACTGGATTGAATCGCTCCGATTATATCTCTACCCGAAACTTCACGAACCTCTCTCTGGTTTTGGCGACTCCATTGGCGTTCGCCTCTATGCAACCGGCGGTGTCGGTGGCAATCAGTACGTTGGGACGTTGAGTGAGAATGAGGAAGTAATTGAGAAAGAACTCGATGAGCGGGCTGTTCGCAACCCGATTGCTTGTCTCAAAACACTCCCCGATGGTCGCGTGAGTGAGGGTTCGTGGGTGCTACTCCACGATGAAAACCCCGCCCTCATCGAGCCGGGGATGCAACTTCACCTCACGATGTTCGACCGAGAGGACGGTGAGGCCGGGCGAGAAATCTATGCCCACTACGAGGACGATTGGCGAACCGCGCCTCTCGCACACCTTCGTGGTAAGAATTTCAACCCGAAAGAAGGAGTTTCGATTGCCACGGAGTATTTCAACGATGAGACGTATCTGGTTTTTGAGAACCAATGATACCGGGACTTGAGCAAACGCCCCCGCTCATCGCGTGGGCACTTGGATTCTTTATGGCCTTGTCTCTCAAGCGCGGTCGCGTGCAGAAAATTCTCGACAATTTTCTCCCGACCAAAGAGAAATAGGCATCTTTAAGTCTATGGCTCCCCTCTAATAGAGTGAGGGCGCAGTAAACCACTTGCAGTTTCACCCGTTCTACATCGCGTAGGGCGGGTGATTTTCGTTTCTATCCAAAATGAGTATTCAGCAACAGCAGAAGCCAACGGAAGACGTACAGACCACGACTATTGAAACCCCGATTAAGACCGTCGATGAAACACTCGACGTAGAAGAACGACTTACCGATAACGCCGTTCAAGGTATCCTCCCATCTCGGTATCTTCGCAAAAACGAGAACGGTACGACCACCGAGAGTGTTCCCGACCTGTTCTCTCGTGTCGCCCGAAACGTAGCGAAGGCAGAGGCGTCGGAACCCGATGAGCAGGCGTGGGGTGAAGAATTTTACAAGCAGATGACGGAACTTCGCTTTATGCCTAACTCTCCCACCCTGATGAACGCAGGCACGGAGATGAACCAACTGTCGGCTTGCTTCGTCCTCGAACCCGAAGACGATATGGAGGACATTTTCGAGAACGCGAAAGACGCGGCTCTGATTTTCCAGAGTGGTGGTGGGGTGGGCTACGCCTTCTCCCATCTTCGCCCGAAAGGTGCGTACATCGGCTCGACGGGAGGCGAGGCGTCCGGCCCTGTCTCCTTTATGCGAGTCTTCGATGAGACGTGTAACCAAGTCAAGCAGGGTGGCAAGCGCCGGGGCGCGCAGATGGGAATCCTTCGCGTTGACCACCCGGACATTGGCCGGTTTATCTGTGCCAAGCGAGACGAGGGTGAACTGAGCAACTTCAACATTAGTGTTGGATACACGGATGATTTCGTTGAGGCAGTTCGAGAGGAACGCGAGTACGAACTTGGCGACCCTGAGCAGGACTACGAGAGCGCGTACACGGTTCGTGGCGCTACAGAGAAGTTCTACAACCCACAGTACGAAACGAACCCACGAGACGCGCAGGAGGCACAAGACGATTCAAATTCGCTCTCTGGTGCGGTAGTCAAGGAGAACTTTTGGCGGGATTACGCAGACCAGATTCCCGGCATCGAGGAATGGCGCGATGAGGTGAGTGTGGAGAATGGTGAAGACTTCACGCTCCCCGCTCGATTCGTGTGGGACGTGATGGTTGACGGCGCGTGGCAGAACGGCGAGCCGGGCCTGTTCTACCTCGATGAGACAAACCGCGAACACTCGTTCGACGTGGAGGAACACAGGAAGCATCAGATTAATGCGACAAATCCCTGCGCCGAACAGCCGCTTTCGGAGTACGAAGCGTGTAACCTCGGTCACATCAACCTCAGTCTTATTCTTGAGGAAGACTCCGAAGTGTTTGACGACTTCGAGGGTGGGGTAGATGAATACCTCAACCAAGTCCTCGACTTTGAAAACCTCAATCGGACAATCGAGGCTGGCGTTCGGTTCCTCGACAACGTTGTGACTCAGAGTGACTTCCCGATTGACGAAATCGAGGAGCGCGTGAGTAACCAACGAAAGATTGGACTCGGAATTATGGGATTCGCTCAGATGCTCTACCAGATGGGTATCCCGTATGGGTCGGAAGACTCGTATGAGGTCGCCCGATGGGTTATGCGATACATTGACCGTCGCGGCACGGCCTCATCGCACTCCCTCGCCAAGAGTCGCGGTTCCTTCGGTGTGTGGGACGAGAG